AAACCAATTGGGGGATCACTAAACGCACCGCGCAGGCGAATGGCTATACCGGCAACATGAAAACCATGACGCGCCAACAAGCCTATGAAATCTATTACCGCGCATTTTGGTTGCGTTACAACTGTGAGCAAATGCCGGATGCCGTTGCCTATCAATTTTTTGATGCAGCAGTGAATCACGGCTTTGGCAATGCGAGCCGTATGTTACAGCGTGCGGTTGGTGTGTTAGATGACGGCATTATCGGTAAATACTCTCTTGAGGCCATCAATCGCAATCCAATCTCTGACACGTTAATGGTGTTAAACGGCGAACGCCTGAATTTTTACACCCGATTAAAGAACTTTGACCGTTTTGGCAAAGGTTGGGTGAATCGTGTGGCACAAAACTTGAGATATGGAGCACAAGACAATGAAGTTTAGTTTTAAAAACATTTTTAATCTGTTTAGCAGGGTATTTAAACGCTTTAACCCGAAGATTTATCAGTATAAGAAACGTCCGAAAAAATACAGCAAGAATGCGTGGAGTTATATTGCAAAAGGCAAAGCCACGCCTGCCACTGCGTTATATGCGTATATCGGAGCATTATGATGCGTAAATTTTTTGAGTTATTTACTAATGATAATGGGCGCGCCAGTACTACAGGCTTTATTCAGTTTTTTGGCTTTTTAGTGCTTGCCGGTGTGCTCGTGTATTCGGTTTATCTCGGTCGTGACAATGCGACCGATCTCTATTTGTATTTTGCGTTTTTCTGCGGTGGGTCGGCAGCGACAAAAGGTGCAGTGATGGCATATCAGTCCAAAAACAAACGCAATAACAACAATCAAAACTATCAACCACGGCAACGTCAAGATGACGATGACGGGTATCAAAGACCAGGCTTATGAGGTTAAAAATGAATCTATTACATATTGCTATGACTGCTCTTAGCTCTGCCATTTTGTTGTTGTGGGTAATGTGGCGTCGGGCAAAAGCTAAAACGGCTAATTTAGAGCAAGCTAAAAAACAACTCGAAACACAAAATCAAGTGTTACAAACCCGTGTGAATAACCAAAAGGAACGCAGAAAAAATGAAGAAAACGCTCATAGCAGTACTCGTGACGAGCTTATTGACAGCATGCGGGAATCAAACGACTTGCGTGATTAATACGGCTTGCGATGGCTTTGGCAAAATCTATGCCAGTCGTCAAGATACTACCGAAACCTTACGCCAAATTAAAGCACACAACGACACATGGCGGGCAATCTGTGGGGGCGAGAATGGAACTACACATTAACGGCATCATGGTGTTTAACGCGTTAGTGTCCATTGCGGTATTTTTTATCGGTCTTTGGTTTAAGCGGCTGGATGGTGAATTTAAGCAGTTACATGACGAGGTTGATCAAGTGAAACGGGATTATCTCTCGAAAGAAGTGGCGGGCATCGTGAATAAAAACGTGATGGATAAACTGGACGCCATCACCAAGCAGCTTAACTCAATCACTGAAAAACTCGACAAGAAGGCGGATAAATAATGTCGGCAAGAGAACAAAAGCGGTTGGAGCAGAAGGCCGAACAAGCCAAAACCAACCAAAAGTTAGACCAAATTTTAGATTTAACCCGTGAAGTCAGCCGCAAAATCGACAAATTGGACGACCGCGTGGACGATATTGACGCCCGTTTGAAAATGTTGGAAACCCGCATGGATAAATTGGGCATTAAGTCTGTGATGGCAGGCGGTTTAGGTGGTTTAGTGGTGTCGGTTGGCTTTGAGCTCATCAAAGCAAAATTTGGGGGCTAATAATGGCACACGATGAAAAAACCAAGGCTTATGTACGTCGCTATTATGTGTTTGATTGCTTGACGTTAGAACAGGCTGCAGAAAAAGCCAAAGTATCCTACAACACCGCACGCCGTTGGAAGAAAGAGGCAGAAGCACGTGGTGACAACTGGGACACGGTGCGTGACGCCAATACGATGGCAAGCGGCAAAGTAGAAGACGTGGCGCGCGGTATGCTCACCACCTTTGTTATCTATTTTGAGAAAACCATGGAAGAGCTACGTCATGCGGAAGATTTGCCTGTAAGTGATAAAGCTAAACTGATCCAAGGTTTAGGTGATAGCTACTCGAAAATGGTGGCGAGCAGTAAGCGGTTATTGCCTGAAGTGTCGGAAATGGCGACCGCGATTAAAACCGTCAAAATGTTTGGTGATTTCGTACAGGCGAATAAACCTGAGCTTTTGCAAGAATTTCTTGAATTATTAAACGGATTTGCTGAAACCTTAGACAAGGAGTTCAAATGAATCTCTTTTGTTTCTTTTTTGTCATTATGGCATGCCTTTCCGCTAGAGATGGCGGAAGTTGGGGATGTTAGGTGTTGTTGGTATTACTGGTGAGTGATTAAAGTGCGGTCAATTTTTACGGTGTTTTTAAATGAAAAATAAAGAACTTTTAAATGAGTTGCGCGCCTATGCAGATAGCATGCGACAAAAACTCGAAGCGTCTTTTGACGGTTGGGACGACAGCCCAGAAGCAGTGGTTGACCGACGTAAAAAAGTATTTGACCCAGTGAGTGGTTACGATTATTTCGTTTCCCATTATTTCCCGCATTATGTACGTTCGGCATCACGTTCGGAGTTGCACGATTACTTGTTCAAAACTCTTCCTGAAATATTGCAAGATCCTAAATCGGTCAATATGGCGACTGCAGCGCCTCGTGGTGAAGCAAAATCCACGTTGGTGTCGCAGTTGTTTACGCTTTATTGCTTAGTAACTCAAAAAAAACGCTATGCACTCATTGTGATGGACTCTATCAATCAGGCTTATCCGATGTTGGAATCTATCAAAGTAGAACTTGAGTTTAACCAACGCCTACGCATCGATTTTCCAGAAGTCGCTGGACAAGGTCGCGTATGGCAGGCAACGACAATTTTAACGAAAGCAAATCAAAAGGTTGAAATTGCAGGGTCAGGGAAAAAATTACGTGGTTTGCGACATGGGGCTTATCGTCCTGATCTTGTAGTGTTGGACGATATAGAGAATGACGAACAAGTCCGCAGCGCAGAACAGCGCGATAAGTTGCACGAATGGCTTAAAAAGACCGTACTTCCACTGGGTGTCCCTGGCGAAAAACTGGACGTGGTCTATATCGGGACTATCCTACATTACGACAGCGTATTGAACCGCACTTTAGCCAGTAAAGCATGGAAAACCGCGAAATTCAAAGCGCTGAAGAAAATGCCTGACGATATGGCGTTGTGGGACAAGTGGGAAGATTTTTTCCTGAATGAGGGCGAGGCGGTTGCAGACGCTTTTTATCACGCTAATCAAGCGGCAATGGATAAAGGCTCAGAAGTGAGCTGGGCAGCACGTCCGTTACTTGCGCTGATGAAAATCCGTGCTCGTGATGGCCATGCCACCTTTGATTCGGAATATCAAAATGACCCGTTAAGCAGTGATGATGCGATGTTTGCCAATAGTTTGACTTATTGGACGGAATTGCCAGCAAATTTAATTTATTTCGGTGCGCTTGACCCATCCTTAGGAAAAGCAGGGGCAAGCCGTGACCCATCCGCCATTTTAGTGGGCGGGTATCACCGAGAAACAGGCAAGTTATATGTTGTGGAAGCGCAAGTGAAGAAACGTCTGCCTGATTTAATTATTGAAGATGTGATCCGTATGCAGAAGCAATACCACTGTCAGCGGTGGTTTGTTGAAACGGTGCAATTCCAAGAATTCTTAAAAGACGAATTAGTGAAACGTTCGGCACAACGAGGCATTCCTGTACCGGCAACTGCAACTAAACCCAATACAGACAAAATGCTTCGTATTGAAAGTTTACAGCCACACATGGCGAATGG